CCCATTAGTCTTACCGGAGTGCCTAATAACAGCTACAAAATTGTCAATTTTTTGACCGTCTGCTGTAGACGCCCAGCGCAAAACAACTTGATCAACACCAATTGCTTCGATTGTGACGTTTTCAGGATCTGGCGGTAGGTCGACTCCTGCTTGACTATCAACATTATCGCTTGTGCCGCCAACTGGAATTAAGCGGTCAATAAATGCAAATTCTGATCGCTTGTTGTCTGGCTCTGGGCCAATTGCTTGCACCTTGCAAAACAAACGCTTGCCGACCTGCAAGTTGCTATTAATGTCAATAAAATTATTTTCGGTAAACCGACACTCCCAATTTCCATCTCCAACTTTGTAACATGCTTTAAATTCAGAAACTGGCCCTGTTAAGCCTCTTGACCAAGAAAATGTGGCGCGGTTGGTCGTATTGCGTCCATCATCAATGCCCTGAAAAATAATCTTTAAATCCACAGGAGCTGCAGGCGCTCCATCAAAAGTGCCTGGAAATAGCAGGTCCAAATCTGCACCTGTGTCATCAATAATGTTATAGATACCGTCAACATGCTTAACCGCAATAACGCTATAAATGCCGCCTTCCCCTTCAGCTACTGAAAGGCATCGATATTTTGGCAAAACAAAATTATCATCTCTAATCGCAAAAGCTGCATTGTCTGGCGGATCTTGCGTAAACTCTGGAGAGACTTGAGCCCTGTTTCCTGAAAAACTTGTAATGCTGCTAGTCTCTAGCGTTCCATCACGCATTACAACTGTAATTTTGGCGTTTGATCCGGATGGCACCGCTTGATCAATGTCTACAAATGTTTTAGTTGCGCCAACAATTCGCCCAGCCATGCGAACTGCTTGACGCATTTGATCAGACACTTCAAATACTTGACCTGGTAAAACGTTTAAACCTTCAATGCCAACAGCAAAGGATATGGTCTCGTCGTGCAACTTTTCGGACTGCATGACCCATCGCCCCATACGTTGCGCTTGATACTTGGACGTACAACCAAAAGCAACAACACTTTTTTCTTGAATGCCGTATTTTTTAACTAAAGCTTCGTCCTCAATAACAATAAAATTTGATTTGTAAAAATTGTCCGGATCGTTGTACCTAACACGAACCCTTGTGCTTCGCGTTTTTAACGACGAACCGCTATAAACAAAGCTGCCGTTTACGACGTTTGAATTGTTAAAAATATGAACCGGAGTGACGTTTTGCCGCTCCAATTCGCCATGGTCCGCAGCAAGCTGCACGCTGTCTGACTTCCAAAAGATCATTCCACGAAACACGCTTGCCATGTCCTGCAAGACGTTGTAAGCCTCTGCTTGGGAGCCCAGCACCGTATTGATTGCAAAGCGAGGTTCTCGGCCAGCAGGAGTGCTGACAAGCTCATTGCAGTATTTAGATATTTCAATTAAATCAACCCAGTTGACATTGGCTTTATCAATAAAATCACCGCAACCGTATCTGGTGTTAGTAAGTAAATCGTAAAAACAACAAACAGGGCATGTTGTATAAAAACGCCCGCCTTTTAACGTTCCATCAAAAGGCAAGTCGGCAATGCCAAGATCAGGATCTCCTCCATACTTTAAACGGCCATCCGCAAGGGCAATCGCATTAGAGGGGATTCTTACTTTCATACCCCTCACTTCATAAGCTCTGGCAGGCAAAGTGTTGTACTCTTCAGCATCTACGCTTAGATGAACAAGAGCAGTAAATGGATAAGTTGTTTTAAATTTTTTTCCAACAATAATACTGGTCCAAAAAATTGTGTCAGCACGTTTGTCTGCTAACGGTGTCTTTTTGGGAAGGTCCTCAAGATCAGTAAACTTAAATTCAAAAGCCTCTTCTCTTTCTTGATCGGTATTGCCAAAATCAAGTTTTTGCACCCTAATTCGATAGGGAGGACGCGCTTCGCCTTTTTTTCTTCTAAGGTTTATAGGCTGCGTTTTAAACTGATACTGCGACGTAGAAATTCCTTTAATAACGTTTTTTTTGCTAACGCCCTCTGCTTTGATATTGACGTGATTGTATCCGCCGTCAGCGTCCTGAATGCTAATCGCAAGTTTTATTTGAGCAAAGAACAGCTGGCCACGCGCCAAGCCTTCCGGCGCTACGCAATAAAGTTTTGGAACGGTAAAAACGAGTTGAACAAAATCAACATCAACGTCTGTAATTTCTCGCACCACCTGCCCTCTGCCATAGTCTCTTTCCTTGACGCGATTGTTGTCGTTTAAAGTTTCACTATAATTTTTGCCAACCTGTTCGTTTACATTGATAATTGTTGTTTGGACATCGCTCAAAAGGCTACTTTCGTCAAATCCGCCTTGCTCCTTAGTTCCTCTTTTTTCAACAAAAGAAACGGTTTCTTCTACTCTTTGCTGCTCGTAAGTAATTTTTGTTTCATTTAAAAATACGCTGTTTCTTCTGCTCACTAATCCGTCAATAGGCCCTTCGCATAAAGCGTCAATAATTTTAAGATTAGTCTTGGAGTTAAGGGCCATTAGCTTGAGATAACGTCGTCTGAAATCAAATTGTAGCCATAAGCGTGAAGCTCAAACCGTGCATTGTCATGAACAGCTAAATCAATAATCTCAATAGTAATGTCCATTCCTTCTCCGTTTCGCTGGTCAACACTAGGCATTTCAAAACGATGTGCATACATGAAAGCCTTTTGGTCTGCCACTAAGCCCTGTAGCGTTGCGCGAGCTTGAGCTACATCAACATCAGAACCGCCTCTTGTAATCGTAACCGTAACTTCGTAAGTAATAAAACCATCAATCTTAGTTGTGCCCTCCTCTCCAACGTAATCAAACAAACCTTTTTTGTATCTAAAAATAATATCTAATTTGTCTCTTTTTTTCTTTCTGTAGTTCAAGTGCCGACGATTGCTGTCGCCACTATTAGTCGTATATGTAGCGCCTTCTTCAAGCTTTTGAGGCTGGCCGGGACCAAAAACTTTTTCAAGCAAATGTCTTTTGTCTGACCTGTTGTTTGACTCATTGCTTCTAACAACTAATTCGTCACCAGATGCCCTGACAGAATCCAAGCCTCCGAGACTATTAAGCTTTCTTGTCAGTGCTTCGCCGTTTATTTTTAACGTTTTAAGTCCTGGAGTTTGCGTTGCTGATTGCAATGGATCTGAGTCGTCGCTAATGTCTAAATTTACGGCTAGCAAGTGACTGCCAGTAATAACTTGACCATAAATAACTGGCAAAGTTGTCCCCGTTCCAACGGTATTTGCTGGCCCGGTAAACGCATAAGACTGCGTATCTGAAGCACCACGAGTCACACCATCTGGACCTTGACCGCGCACATTTGTTCCTTGTCCCCTAGTTGCGCCTAACTTTGGCAGCTGTGGCTGTGGCGAAATAAGACTTGCCGTTCCAGATAAAATCAAACCTGCGCCAATAGCACTTAAGGCAGTGCCAAGCGTTGTAGCAAATGCGCCGCCAGCAATACCTACTCCTGTTGCTCCTATAGCCGGAACAGCAGATCCAAAAGCCAACAAATTTCCAAAAATGCTACTTGTGCCAAACAATCCAGCGCCAGGCAGCAAAAATGACGCAGCAACCAATCCAACGCCAATCAAAATTTGCGTTGTTGGTCCGCCACCTGAACCTGAAATGACAGGCACAACCAATAACGGCTTGCTGCCAAACGGCAACAACAATTCGTCATATCCCATTGCTGCACCACCTTGGATCACCTTGTATCCAATGCCGTTATGGTGCGCTTCAATTAACTCCTGCTTGAGCGCTGGATAGTTAATGCACAACAGCTTGATTGCATCAGCTGGTGTCTGCAGGTTGTAATACTCGTGCTTAGTGCCGTACCTTTCGCCAAGCTCACCTGCCAGCAAGACAAGTTGCATGACGATACACAGCCACTAACCTGTCACGATAATACTGCCTGAACGGCTCAACCGCACTGATGCTATTCATTCGCTGGTGCAAAATTCGATCACCAGGCAAATAAATTGCTGCGTGCATTGGCGTTCTCGTTCCAAGGCGCATAAGCAAGACATCAGACTCTTGACGACTTTCCATCGCTACGCGCTCAAAATTTAGATCCTTTGCGTAACGCAAGAAAATGCTATCGGTTGTCTCCAAGTCCTTAGGCCGCTCAAAATCAGGCAACATTACGCCAAGAAGCTCGTAATACTGTCGCAACAATCCGTAGCAATCTTGCGTGCCATACTTCCATTCCTTCCCGACTATGGCTTTATAGTCCACCATTCTTTGCTTGGGACGGAATACACGTACCACCTAATCTTAGTTTGCATACAGGCCCTATAGTCATAATGACTAATTGGAGTCCCTTGAGGGTGCGAATGCACAATTGCTTCAATCGCTCCTAATGCCATTGCTCGCGCATAATCAACAGGATCAATGACAAAACTATTTTCTGGATCGTCAGCGATGTTCCTGCAAGGAAAATAACTTCCGTTAACGACAAGACCTGCTGCCTCTTTTGGATGCTCAAGCTCAGCGTGCTTAGCTGCTTTAAGCCTGAAGTCTTGCGCCATAAAAACCACCAAAGGGTAAATCATTATCCCTGCCAAATCTTTTTTGGCAGCTTTTTAGTCGCTTGCCGCAAACATCAGCGTTTTTTTTCTGCTCTTCCGTCCCAGTGACAATCAACGCATCATCAACCGTAAAGCACTTGTCGCCCTCGTATCCGCATTCTGAACCACGGTATTGCCACGGGCATACCTCTTCAATTGTGCGCCTGGGAATTTGTACGTTGACCAAATCAAGCTTAGGTGCAAGCTCAAATTCAACAAACTGCTGATTTTCAGATGCAATTCTGTCGATATACCACGTCTCAACAAGCTTTGCCTGTGGGTCCGCTGTGTCGTTAAATGATTGCATAATCAACGAATCAGCGTCTTCAGTTGTCAAAACATCTGTGATGTCAGCATCACTAGCAAAAAGAGAGCCTTGGCTAAAGTTTGCAGTATCAATAAATTTGGCAAACGTGCGGATTCGCCTTACTTTTGCGCCTAATGGATTATACTGCTCACCTGTAGTGCTGTTTACTTTAAGCATTAAATTAGTAATTGCATTATTAGCATTTGCTACTCGCATTGTGGGACGGGGCAGCGTTCCTTTTGCCGAAAAAGAAAACCCATCGATTTCAACCGGTACGGCTGCATACTCTTTTCCGTCAAATTTTAAATCTTCAGTTATGCCGTTTTTGCCTGCGTGATACCTCAAAGTGTCTGTGATTTCTGCGCCAAGATTGTCAGGATCTTCAACGTTGTTAAGCTTAGTCGTTAATTCAATTTCAAACAAGTCAATAACAGCTGTTGGCGCAAGCTTTAATAACTCCTCGGCTAACGGCTCAAACGCTTCCCATGTGCAAGTACCATCTTGCAGCGTTTCTGTAATTTTAAATGGAAAAAGAGGCTCTTTGCCTTTGAAGTTAAAATAATCATCACCTTCCTCAGCATTCGTTCCAGACGTCCCAGAGACAATGCACTTAAAGGCAAGTGTATTGCTGCTTATAGTCGGATCGGCTCGTACAACATCGCCAAGCTCATATAGATTGTTTGGCTTCCACTTGTGCAGTGCGTACGGATAAGCCATTACTCAAACACCTGAACAAACGTTGTGGAAATTTCCGCTCGATCAACGAATGGAATTGTCTTCGTCCATTCCGAGCAGATAAATTTACTGCTCGACGCTTCTCCAGGCGGTGTGTAATTAAACGCCTCTACACCACCCCTTGCATCAAGAAAAGCCTCAATCGTGTCAGCTTCTGACTCTGACACCCGAAACGTCAGGTTATAAGACTTTGGATTTTGATTAATGCCAAAGGTTGCTCGCTGGCTGTAACCGCTCCCAAACTGAATAGAACGCACTTGCGGAGCGCTCTGCTTTGTCATCCCTGGAGCGGGATCAAAATCAGGAAAAGTGCTACTCATTAGCGTGCAAGCAAGCCTCCAGGTCGCTGTTGCTTAACTATCTCCGACTGTAC